ATGGGATCTGAAGTTAATCTAAGTTTAATAGCTTCAGAATATATTAACGCATTTACTTCTTTGGACTGAACAGGTCACCCAGGCCTGCTGCTGCTGAAGCAAGAGAATAGTATTCTCTTCTGTCCATTCTAACTTCTACAGTTAGTATGCCAATTTGCTTGTTAACGGTCTTATACCGCTGACGAGCTTTTGGTAATTTTCCATACGTAATATATCCTTTAAGACTCACATACCGAACATCTTTCCGAATCAGAGCTTCCATTTCTTGTTGAGAGACTTGTGTTACCTTTGTCGAAAGCTTTTTGATATCCTGTAAATGTCGGATATCAGCTTTGAGTATTTCAAACATTTTGTCGTTTATAGAAGCTCTATGTAAGTGAATATGTTTTACATCTGTGAGTACCCCATCGATATACTCTTTACTTTCTGTCAACTTTGGAAACACTACATAGTGCTGCCTTGGAATAACGGAAACAAGATCTATCAGACAAGGTAGATCAACGGACCACAGACTTCTGTGGCTTCCGAAGCCTTCTCTGTACAGAGAAGGAACGAGCAAATCGCTCTTATTGGTGATATGAATCACCATCCCGTCACCTCTTGATACGATAGGTAAATTATCCCAATCTAAATCCCTAATAAACTTCTCATAAAGCCTACTAGGAAACCTATAATCAGGCACGTACCTAACATACGGTGACGGCTCACCAGCCAATAAAGATAAATATAACTGCTTCAGAAAGCCTACTCGAAATTCCACTATACGATATGAAACAATTCTTTCAGGTTCACCGAAGCCACCAAAGTCTTTATGAAGCCCCTTCAATACGTTGTATAATAATAGAGTACCGGCTCCTTGAAATAGAGATAACACTGCTTTACCGAGTATTTTCTTATATCTTGGGTAAAGATAAGGTAAGGATGTTTCAGTTAAACTTCTCCATCTCGGAGGGGTTACCAATTCTCCTTTAAATACTATTTGACCGGCAAATTCTGCTAGAGAATAAGATTCAAAAGTTTTCCCTTTACTTATCGGGATACCGCAATCAGAGCAGAACTGAATATACAGTATATAAACTCTCTCATCCGTTATCACAATATCATCACCTAACATTCTATAGGAGTGCTCTGGGTGCACCTTGCAACGATGACAGAAAGCCATCAAGAGTAAATGATGTGTTAAAGCTGCCAGAGGCCATGAAATCCCCAGGCCCATTGCTGAACCTTTCAGACCCACATGACTTCCATTACATATTGTGCATTTTAAAGGCATTTTTAAACAATTCTTAGCCGCTTGGAGAATCACTTCCCCATTACGGTGACGAATATTATTTAATACCAACTCTTGAAGTTCTATTGGAAAGTGATAAGTCCAGTCCTTAGTATCAACTGAAAATATCTTTTTTCCTTTCCTCATGCTTTTCCTAACAAACTCGACCCCCTCTGTCTGATCGTAAGTACAATCAGATGGAATCAATCTAAGCAGTGCAAATAAGTAATCCTTAAGAGGATCAATACTAGCTTGTACCGAAGCATTTCCAATCATGACTGCTCTTGCCTTGTTATTCCGGTCTATAATCACCTTAAGTATTCCCTGGATAGGGTCTATTTTAGGTTTCTTGAAGGCCTTCTTAACCTTTTTCATGGCATCAAATATGCCAATCCAAGCATCGACCATAGACTCAACTTGAGTTAGAGAAGTAATCTTTTTACTCTCATCGAGCTGAGGCCGATAAGACAATCCGTAATAGTGCATTAAATATTCATGATACCAGCCAGTCTTGGTAGCAGTGATTGCAACCTTTGAACTGGTAATGTAACATTCTGAAGTAGGTCCTCCTACAAAAATAGGAAGGACTCTTGAACGTACATTAATTAGATCCCGATATAAAACAGGAATCTTCACCGGAGGGGCTGTGATAGCCTCATGAATACGAGCTGATGACAATTTTCGGTCGTCAGGTATACAAAAGTGGGCGTTTAGATAGCCCAAAGTCTTTTGAATCCTCCGTGGAGAACTTTTGCGTTCTAAAAACGCAAACCTGACTAAATCTTTAAAAGGCTGTTGCCATAAAACAGGGATCAGCTTCCCTTTATATTTCTTACATCTGAATACACCCCGCAGATCTGCAGGAAGTTGGTTGTCCCCCGCTAATAAGCGGTAGGCCCAGGTTTTAACTGCCGTGCTTACGCGCTTCAGATAAATTGGACCGTTATTCTCAATAATTCTAATGATGTTTGAACTAGTTAAAGTGTACTCAGGATAAACTTTTAAAATCTTGCGTACTAAATCCACGCTTTCCTCCTGTTTCTTAAGGAGTACCGATAAAGAGATAACCTAGCATCTTCCTC